CTTCCAGGTAAGGAGCAGGTATACCTCAATGGTGTTCTTCTAGTCCGTACTACAGATTACACAGCATCTAACGGCACAAGCCTTACATCTCTTGCAGCCCTTGCTGCCAACGATATTGTAGAAGTAATTACCTTTACATCATTTGAACTTGCCTCCGCAATTGAAGAAACAATCTTTGATGCAAAGGGTGACATTCTTGTAGGAACTGCTGCAGATACCGTAGGTAAACTTACCGTTGGAAGCAATGGTCAAGTACTTAAGGCTAACTCAGCAACCGCTACAGGTTTAGAGTGGGCTACAGACAATACTTATTCAGCCCCAACGATTGGTTCAACATCAATTGCTTCTGGAGCAACAGTAACTACAATTGCTGGTTTAACTCTTACTGCACCAACGATTAATAATGCTACATCAACTGCTCCAGTCTTAGTATCCCCAGAAGAACGTATGACAGTATCTGCTACGGCAGCAACTGGAACTATTAACTTTGATGCTGATACACAAGGTGTTCTTTACTATACATCTAATGCTTCTGCTGATTGGACACTTAATGTTCGTGGTTCTTCTGGAACAACAATTAACTCTAAGTTGGCTACGGGTGATTCAATGACAGTTGCATTCTTGGTTACTAATGGTGGAACTGCATATAAGCATTCAGCATTAACAATTGATGGCTCAGCGCAGACAGTTAAGTGGTCTGGTGGTACTGCTCCATCTGCTGGTAACGCATCTGCAATTGATGCTTACTCATTTACAATTATTAAAACAGCATCAGCAACCTACACCGTTCTTGGTGCTGGTCCGATTAAGTACGCTTAAGGAGATATAAATGCCATTATTTACACCTATTGGTGGAGGCGGAATTGGTAAGGCAACAGTAACTGCTACTACTGGTTCGCCTACTGTTGACACATCTTCACGTGCTGGTAAAACTATTTATAAATTTACTGGTTCTGGTTCTATTACTGTTGGTACTGCTGGTACTTGCGAACTTCTTATAGTTGGAGGAGGTGGCGCTGGTGGTGTTTATGGAGGTGGTGGTGCGGGTGGTGTTTTGTATGATACTTCTGCATATTTACCTGCTAGTACTTTAACTGTAACCGTTGGTGCTGGAGGTTCAAACGGTGGAGGTAACCCTAAAAAATCGTTAAATGGTGTATCTAGTTCCGTAGGAAATTATTACGGTATTGGTGGCGGACGTGGCAGTAGCGAAGCAGGTACTGGCAGCACATATGTTGAAGGAATGGTTGGTGGTTCTGGGGGTGGAGGTAGACAAGCAATTGCTGCTGGAAGTGGAACTTCTGGACAAGGTAATTCTGGTGGAACTGCAACAAATTCATCATATTCAACTGGTGGTGGAGGCGGTGGAGCGGGCGCAACTGGTAGTAATGGTTCCTTAGGTAACAGTGGAGCAGGTGGCGCTGGAACAGCAAACTCTATTACTGGAACATCTGTAACCTATGGCGGTGGCGGCGGGGGACGTCCAGATGGTGGCACTGCAGGCGCTGGTGGTTCTGGCGGTGGAGGAGCAGGTTCTGCTTCAACTGCTACTGCTGGTACAGCCAATACTGGTGGCGGAGGTGGAGGTTCTGGTGGCACACCTGGTGCTGGTGGTTCTGGATACGTAGTGGTGGTGATTGGATAACTATGGCACATTTTGCACGTTTAGAAAATAATATTGTTAGAGAAATAATTGTTGTTAACAATGAAGTTCTTCTTGATGAGAATGGAGTTGAACAAGAATCTATTGGCGCACAATTCTGCGCTGACACATTTGGTGGGGAATGGAAACAAACTTCATACAATGCAACTTTTAGAGGTAAGTACGCTGGCTCAGGAGATATCTATGACCCAGTTGAAGATGTATTCAAATCACCATCGGAGGATAACTAATGAGTAAAGCCCGTGATCTAGCCAACGCAGGTACAGCCCTAACTACAGTATCAGCAACAGAGTTAGGCTACCTAGATGGCGTAACTTCTGCTGTGCAGACACAGATAGATAGCAAGATTGGTTCTGCCTCTGCAATTAACCCTACTATTGTAGATGCTAAAGGCGACATTGTTGCTGCAACCGCAGCCGATACTGTTGCTCGTTTAGCAGTTGGAACAAATAATCATGTATTAACTGCAGATAGCGCAGAGGCTACTGGATTGAAATGGGCCGCAGTTTCAGGTGGTGGCATGACTTCACTTGCAACAGGTTCTTTATCAGGAACGAGCGTAACAATTTCAAGCATTAGCGGTTCTTATAGAGATTTAGTTTTAGTAATTTTAGGGGCAAAAAACGCAACCGCCAACAGTTTTTTTAGATTAAGAGTAAATGGCGATAGCGGCGCTTCTAATTATTTTTATTCTTATTTAAGTGGTGGCAGCACAACTCTCTCAGGCGATAGCGCGCAATCTGCTTGTTTTATTGGTTTTACAACATCAACAAGCACCGAACAATTATGCGTTGTAACACTGCCAGAATACGCCAATACTACTGGCTATAAAGTAATCAACTCAACAGGCGCGGCTACAAGCAATAACGCGTTAAATTGTTGGGGCGGCTACAAAGGCAGCACAAGCGCAGTTACTTCGATTACAATTCTTGAAAATGCAGGTTACACTTTTAATGGCGGAACATACACACTTTATGGGGTTAAATAATGACTAAATCAGCAAAGTTACAAATTCAAATCCATAATGCAGAAACAGGCGAAGTAATAACACGCGAAATGAACGATGCAGAATTTGCTCAATATGAAGCAGACCAAGCAGTATACGCAGCACAGGCTGTAGCAGAAGCAGCCGAGGCTGCTGAGAAAGCAGCACTACTAGAGCGACTAGGCATTACAGCAGACGAAGCAAAACTACTGCTCGGCTAATGTGTAAAGACTGCGGTAACTGTTCTAAAGAGCACAACTACGATGCACTAGCAGAAGTAGACTTTGTAGAAGCAAGTATATTTATTTAAGGAGCAACGTGGCATCACCAGATATTACGGACAATATACCGTTAAACATCGGTAACCCTGGAGTCTCAGGTTTCTGGACCAATAACGCCGAAGATTACGACGTTGCCATTGGTGGAGAACCTTTCTTCATGGCTCCTACAGATCAAACCCCATACCAACGTGAGACTGCTCCTTATAGAAAAGAACAGTTTGACAACGGTGCAGAGCCAGGTGAGCAGTCATTGACTGGTTGGTGGATTCGTTCACAGTCATCCTTTCACAATGGCAGCGGTATTAAGTTCTATGACCCTTCATCAGGTGAGGCAAGCAAGTATCGTTTTGCTGACTCACAAGGTGTAAACGTATGGACTAAGGGTGAAGTATCACTGCTTAAAGATGTTGTAGATACACATATCACTACTGGTGCAGTTACTGGTACAGATCATCAACATCCTAATCAACATGTTCGTTCTATCCAATGGTCTGGTATAAACGGCGTATTGCTACACGATGAGTATGATGTTGACAAGATTTACCCAGCAATTACTGTATCTATCACCAATAAGGCACGTACTACTAACGTAGCAACATTGACTACATCGGCAGCACACGGTCTATCTACTGGTCTAAGTATAACTATTACTGGTGTGGATGCTACCTTTAACGGTACATATACCATCACTGGTGTACCTACAACTACTACATTTACCTATACAACAGGAACAAGCGGAACGATAACATCTACTGCTGTATCTCCAGTTGGTACTGGTGTAACTGACCCAGTAATTCACTTTATTGACTATATTTCTGGAACAGCAGAACCTGTTTATGCTATCTGTGATGATGGTATTTTTGCATACTGGGTAACTAATGCTGATGTAGCAGGTACCCCAAGACTTCACATGTATAAGAAGTTACTAACTGATAATACTACAACTATCCCGTCACCTATGTTTACTGCAAACAGCATTACTATCACATATGCTGCTATGGAGTTCGTCAAAGACCGTATTATCCTATGTGTTAATAACTCTGTCTATGAATTAGCAACTACTGCTACATCACTTCCATCGGCAACCTATACCAACCCCAACACAAACTATCACTACACATCCGTGGCTGCCTCTGGTGCTGCTATCTATACTGCTGGTCACTCTGGAATTTACTCTACAGTACAGAAGTACATACTAACAACTGGTGGTCCAATACAGGTATTGACTCAGGCAATAGTTGCTGCAGAGTTTCCTCCTGGCGAAATAGTCGAGAAGTTATTCTATTACCTAGGTTACATGATGATTGGTACCTCTAAGGGTATGCGAGTTGCCGTAGTTAACGATCAAGATGGTTCTATCTCATACGGACCACTTATTGTTGAAACCTCACAGCCAGTGTATGACTTTACTGCCCGTGACCGTTTCGTATGGTGTGCATCAGGAATTGGTTCATTAGATGCGGGACTCATTCGTATTGACTTAGGTCAAGGTATCGAAGGTGAGCAGTTACGTTTTGCTTGGGCAAATGATTTACAGTTTGCTCAGACTGCAGAGCATTACACCACTGGTGTGGCATTCCTTGGAACAACCAACAGACTTGCCTTTTGCACTGCTTATGAGGCTACAGATGGAGCCATCTACCTAGAGTCAGAAACAACACTAAAGTCTTCTGGATACGTAACTACAGGTGGTATCCGCTATGGAACACTAGAGCCTAAGAACTATAAGTTCATTCGTGCTCGTGGTGACTTTTCTTTTGGTGCTATGGATATCTTTACAATAGACCCATCAAACAATACTTTTACAGTTATTACATACAACGCTGCAGTAGGAAGCCCAGAGGCTGCCACAACAAGCCCACAGGGACCACAGGAGTTCCTCTCCTATAAGTTTACGCTCTCACGCAGCGCAAGCGATACCAGTAAAGGACCCGTATTTAAGGGTTATCAAACAAAGGCTCTACCTGCCACAGAGCGCCAACGAGTGATTCAGTTCCCTGTATGGTGCTTCGACGTAGAAACCGACAGAAACAATGTTAAGACTGGATATGAAGGCCGTGCGTGGGAGCGTATTCAAAATCTTGAACAGATTGAAAAGTTAGGTGACATCGTTAACGTACAAGACTTCACTACAGGTGAACGAGTACAGGCAGTCATTGAACGAATTAACTTCTCTCGCAAGACACCACCATCAGGAAACTTTAATGGATTCGGTGGTCTTCTCTCTATCACAGTTAGGACTGTCTTATAATGAGTCCTACAGATTGGGCTGGAATAGCCGTAGCAGTAGCAACTATAATAGCAAGTTTTGCAGGTGCAGTTCGATGGATGGTTAAACACTATCTTGAAGAATTGAAACCAAACGGGGGCGGATCCGTTAAAGACCAAGTCAATAGATTGGAAGCCCGCGTTGACCAAATCTACATCCTCCTTTGTGAGAAAGAGTAGAAACCTTTTAGCAGTTTGCTTTATTGCATTTAATTTTTTATTCCTTGTTGCCCCTGCATATGGGGAAGAAGTAACCTCAGAAGTAACTACTATTGTTACCCCTGGTGGCGATGATGTCTCTTATCAGATTCCACTGACAGTATCAGTTGTCTATGATGGTGTTACATACGAGAATGTCTATGCAACTACCAACTCAGTCATTACTTTTGGCAGACCAGATGGAACATACTGGACATATCCAACAACTCCATCAGTATCTATCGAGTCTAAAGACTGGTGGGTACTACCACAGCAGATGCCAGATACACACTTCATCATCAATGTAAGTGAAGGTGGCTTTCAGGTAGATGGCAACTATCGTCCATACGGTACTTTTACTGGTGATACAACCAGCATTATTATTACCGCACAGATTCAGACAGATGGAACCGTTGCATATAGTTATTCAGTAGATGGTCCACTATCAGGTAATGAACGTACTGGTGCTGTACTCACTGATGGAACAGTTGTTCCACTAGAAGAAGTAAATATTATTCAGGTTGACGAGGCTCCTGTTTTGGAGCCCACCCCTGTAGATCCCATTCCAGAACCCGAGCCTGTTGTTCCAGAGCCTGAGCCTGTCGTTCCCGAAGTTCCAGTAACTCCTCCTCCAGCGCCTCGACCTTGGATTCCACCTGTACTAGAGCCAGAAATAATAGAACAACCAGTGGTAGAACCAGAACCACAGCCAGAACCTGAATTAGAGCCAACACCTGAACCTCCTGTTGTAGAGCCTGAGCCAGAAATTGTACCAGAACCTGAGGTACCTGTGGAGGTTATAGAAGAGCCAGTGGTTGAGGAACAAACACCTGAACCTACTGTAGAAGAAGAAGTTTTACAAGCAGAAGATGTAGAAGCATCTGAACTGCCAGCAGATACTCCAATTGAATTGGCTAATGGTGTAGTTCTAACTGCAGGTGTTGTGGCAGCACTTGAGTTGTTTGATAACCCAGCAGAACTATTGTCAGAAGTATTTACAAATCCTGCTCAGGTATTAACAGCATTATCTAACATTGGTGCCGATATGTCTGAGGAAGAAAGAAAAGAATCAACTGAGACAATCTTGGCAGCAGTGATCGTGGGACAAATCGCAACACAGTCAGCCGTAGCAGCAGCAGCATCCGCAGCCTCAACCACGTATAGGAGAAAACCTTAATGAAGCAATGGTTCTCAGACATCCTGAACCAAGCATGGACCCTACTAGGCATGTTCGTAGCATGGGTAGTTTTAGATGGTTCAGCAAAGACAGTAGTGGGCTACGCAATTGTAGTCACATCAGTGCTATGGGCGGTTTCGTACAAAGCACGTAACCCTAAGGACGAATAATGGACACACTAAAAAGCGTAATGATGCGAATTCTCGCAGTCATTGCAGCAGAATCACTAGGCGTAATTGGTGCTGGTTCCCTCGTAGGTATCGAAGTGTGGCAAGCAGGAGTTCTTGCTGGTGCACTTGGTGCTATGAAGGTAATCGAAGCACTTGCACGCTTCTACCTAGCAGATGGACATCTATCAGCAGAAGAAATCAACGAGGCATTTGCCAAGGTTGACAAGAAGGTGACTGAATAATGACAATTGAAATCATAATTGTTGCAGTAGTCATACTCAGCATTGTTGCAGTTGGATATGCTTCAGACCTCAAAAGACTTGGTTTTAAATTAAAGGCCAAGGATTCAGATGGTGACGGATGGATTCAAGAAGGAACCAGATTTGAACGTCGAGTAAATCCAGTTAAAAAGACAGCGAAGAAATCAACACCTCGCAAGAAAGCAGGAAAGTAATGGGTCAAAGAGCAGACTTTATTGCAGTAGCAAAAGGTGAACTTGGAGTAATCGAAGGTCCTAAAGACAATGAGACCAAGTACGGAGCCTTTACTAAGGCTAACTTCCAACCTTGGTGTGGCTCATTTGTGAACTGGGTAGCCAATGAAGTTGGCTTGAAGATTCCTAACTGTGTGTACACACCAGCAGGAGCCTCAGCCTTCATGAAGAAGAATCAATGGGAGAAAGCAAGCGATGAAGCACAGCCACTTCCAGGAGATATTGTTTTCTTTGATTTCCCTGGAGATGGTGTAGACCGTATCTCACATGTTGGGATTGTTGTAAAAGACAATGGAGACGGAACTGTTACCTGTATCGAAGGCAATACTGCCCCAGATAAGAAGGGTGATCAACGTAACGGCGGAGAAGTTTGCCGCAAGGTTCGTGCGTTTAAGAAAAAGAATGGCTCTAAACTGAGAAGGTCTCAAACTGTATCCATCGTTGGATTCGGTAAGCCAGTCTTCAAGTCATAAGGAGAACTATGTTCGACAAAGCAAAACTTCAATCAATCGCATTTTCATATCTTCGCGCCGCAGCAGCCGCTGCAATTGCGCTATATACTGCTGGTCAGCATGACCCTAAGGTCCTTGCTACTGCGTTCCTTGCAGGTCTCGTTGGACCTGTTTTGAAGGCACTAGATGCCTCAGCACCAGAGTTTGGACGTGGCTCTAAGTAGGCTTTTAAAGCCTCTAGGAGCCCCGTAGAGACGAGAACACCCCTTACCTGAGTAGAAATACTAGGGTAGGGGGTGCTTTTGTCATTTTACCGCCTAATAGTAGCCATCCGCGAGCGCATAGCCTCTTGTACAGCCAGATAATTCTTCAAGTTCTGGGCAATCTCACGGGCTATGTAGCGAGCCTCTAATTTCTGATAGCCAAAGTTGATAAGTGTACTTTTGATATTCTCCACATCAGGGTTATCCCTATATGGATGTTCCTTCTTTGGTGTAGCCATGTTATCCCCCTGTACTGTAGAAACCTGAACCTTTGAACTGTACTGCAGGTGTACTGTACACACGTCGGAGTACACCCGTACACACCCCACAATAGTACACTCTGGGCTCTTCGTCCATTGGACGCATGATAGTTATTCGTTCCCCGTCTCCAGGGCACTCATACTCATATGTTGCCACTACATATCATCCCAACATATCTCGCAGAAGCCGTCTGGTCCTAGTTTGACCAGGGTCTCAGTACCGACCATATCTTCACAACGTGTACACTGAGACAAGTCATCATATGTTTCCATATTTGCCCCTAGCAATATTGGCTGAGTTCTTACAGTGCTCACAGACTATAATCTGATCTCCTGTATCAGCGATGCATCCAGACTCTATCTGCCTAGCAATCATTTCTTTGGCATTATTGTAGCCTTCGACGTACTTCTCTTGTAGTGCGTACTTGATAGTTGTTTCCATGTTTATCTCCCTCATCTGCGCAAGTCTAGCACATAGCGTATAGTTGCGCATGCGGGTAACCGTGGGGCGGAAACTTCAAATGACGGGTGACGGCAGTTGCTCGAATCGCTCCCCTGAACCACCAATTTTTTTTGGGGGGTAGGGGGGCGTTTCTTAAAATCAGGGTTCGGGCAGTCTTATCTGCGAAGCAGATACGGGTATGTTAAGTTACCGCTATGAATAATTTACCTGAACATATATCGTACTCGTCATTTTCTACATGGCAAGAGTGCGGTTGGAAATATAAACTTACAAAAGTCGACAAAGTAGAAGAAGGTCATGCCGTCTGGTTTACTGGCGGTTCTGCCCTTCATAAGGCTACTGAATACTATGACCTCGAAGGTGGCAAGTCGGAAGACTTGTGGAACCGTGCTTGGTTTGAACAAGTAAAAGCCGACGAAGAAATCAACGGCGACATGAGCACATGGAAGTTCGCTAAGCGTGAAGACATGTCATGGTGGTATGGCGAAGGCATCTGGATGCTTGACCGCTGGATTGAGTTCCGTAAAGGCTGGAACGTCTACGAAGATTTTATTGAAAAGCAGTATGAGATTCCTATCGAAGATAGCACGGTAAAAATGGCGATAGACCGTGTTATGGTTGATCCCGACGGGAAAAGGGTACTCGTCGATATCAAAACTGGTGCGTCGTCCCAAAGGCATCCTTTGCAGTTAGCCGTCTATGCGTGGGCGCTTGCGAAGCAAGGAGTTTTGGTCGACTCCGCTGGCTTTTGGGATGCACGTACTGGACATGTGTCATTGTGGAACTTGACTAATCTGACTGCTGATAGAGTAGAAGATATGCTCAATACCTTTGACCGCGCTCGCAAGAGCGACATCTTCCTGCCTAATCTGAATAACTGTGGCAGATGTGATGTAATGAGTAAATGCAAGTTTGTAAACTCTAGAGCAGAATAGGAGAGATACAAATGCCAGGTAACTTCCAGGTAAGCAGCAAACTTCCAGATGGTCGCATCTTTGTGATTGCTGGAGAATCGATTGCAGAATTTACTGCCAATCTAAATGCTGCATTGGGCGATGTAGATGCAGAAGGACTGCTAACTACAATGGCTCAGTCACTCACAGGAGCACCAACAAATGGTGTTCAAGCCGTGTCTAATGTGCGGGATTCATTTCCAGGTGCACAGATAGACCATACAGCACATCCAACAGGTGGTGCCTCAACGCATGCACCTAGTGGTCGTACTTGTAAGCATGGACAGATGTCCACACGTACAGGTAGTGGTGCAAAGGGTCCTTGGAAGGCATACATGTGTCCTTCCCCTAAGGGAACTCCTGACCAATGCGAACCAATTTGGTTACGTAGAAACGATCCTGAGTGGAGTGCATTCTAAGTGAGAACATTAGCCCGTGCAGTAGGTAGTAAAGATATCGGTGGCGAACCGCTACCTAATGTCTTTCGTACCTTTGAAGCGAATAAAGTTGTTATTCGTAGAGCAGAGATATCAATGATTGCTGGCACTCCTGGTGCTGGTAAGTCTACTCTTGCTCTTGCACTGGCTCTACGTTCTAAAGTGCCGACACTGTACGTGAGTGCCGACACAAACGCGCATACAATGGCTATGCGTCTACTATCTATGATTACTGGTAAGCCTCAGAGTGATGCAGAACTTCTGCTAAACGATGATGTTGAAGGTAGCCGTAAGATAATCAACGAGGCTTCGGGGCATATCTTTTGGTCTTTCGAGTCAGCGCCAACGCTGGCAGACATTGACCAAGAGGTACTTGCTTTCGAGGAATTGTGGGGGTGTGGTCCAACTCTCATCGTTGTCGACAACCTTATGGATGTTGCTAACGATGGTGGGGAAGAGTTTGCGAGCATGCGTTCTACAATCAAAGAACTAAAGTACTTGGCAAGGGATACCAACGCTGCAGTTCTTGTATTGCATCACACCAAAGAGTCGTATATGGGAAATCCTTGTCAACCACGTAGTGCTCTTCAAGGCATGGTGGCACAACTTCCTGCTCTGATTTGTACGGTCGGCACTAATGCTCCTGGCTATATAGCAGTAGCACCAGTAAAAAACCGATACGGCAAAGCAGATCCTACAGGGGATACGGCTTTTTGGTTGCAATTTAATCCCGAAATAATGGATGTCTCAGACATTCCAGAAAGGTCGTGATTATGTCAACAATCATACCGCTTCCCGATTGGGGAAGTCCAACTCAACCTCAGCCAGACTGGTACGAGGATGACGAAGATGATGATGACTAGTAAAAGTATAACGGAATTAAAACCCGATTATACAAGGGCGATGGATATTCGTGGTGAGCCAACCTCGATATGCATCTGCGGGAGTTTCGTATGGAATCTCAAGGTATCGTTCTCAGAGGATGGTACAATTGGGATGTATTTCAGAGATATGGAGTGTGCTGACTGTGGAACACAGGCAACCGCACCAATTGAGGAGTAGTAATGAAACTATCGACGTACGCGTGGATAATGGCAGTTGTAGTCTTTGTGGGTACACTCCCACACACTGTGGGTGCGATGTTTTCGCCCAAGAGTATAAACGAGATGGTTCATATGAGTGCTCTGCACCCATGCGAAACATCGATTGGATATATGAAGAAGGCTGCGAAACGTATCGGACGCGTGAAAGTTATGGCTATATACGAGAGTAAATATGAGTGGAAATCACTCTATACTCTTTGGAGTAGAGAATCTCGCTGGGATTATACAGCGAACAATCCTACTTCATCAGCATATGGCATACCTCAGATGTTAAATATGTCAGAGGATACACCTATGGTTCGCCAAATTGACCTTGGGTTGAAATACATCGAGGCTCGTTATGGGTCTCCGTCAAAGGCGCTAGCCTTTCACAACAGAAATGGTTGGTACTAATGAGCAGTGCTGCTAAAGCCAAAGGCTCTAAAGCAGAACGCGATGTAGTTAACTATCTTCAAACGTGGTTCCCGTATGCAGAACGTCGGCTTGCGGGAGCCACGGAAGATAAAGGTGACATCGCTGGTATCAATGGTGTCTGCATTGAAATTAAAGATCACGCAAAGATGGCTCTATCTGGCTGGATAGAAGAGATGACTTTAGAAACTAAGCATGCTAAGGCATGGACTGGTGTAGTAATTCATAAACGAAAAGGAAAAGGCTCACCTGCGGATTGGTATGCAAGTATGCCAGTATCTGTCTGGGTAGAACTACTACGAAAGGCTATGGAACGTGAGTAACTTATTAATGTTTTTACAGTTATCCTTGATGGAATTACTAGCAATCATTCAATTGCTTTTATTACTATGAAGTATGACAAGCCAAGTATCAGTGCAATATTAGAACACTATGGAGCAAGAGTACCTACTAGACATGGTTGGTTCTCTATGAAGTGTCCGTTCCATGAAGATTCACATGCGTCTGCTTCTGCTAACACAGAAGAGAATGCATTTTGTTGTTTCGCATGTCAGATGAAGGGCGATGGATTCGCAATCATCATGGCAAAAGAGGGGGTCAAGTTTAATGAAGCAATCAACATCGCAAAGGGAATCCTTAACGCGCGCGGCGAAGTATTATTACGGAGCAATACACGAAGCGGAGGACTACCTCGCAGAACGGGGGATAACTCTGGAACAGGCGCGGAAAGTTCGCTTGGGCGTCGTGCTAGATCCTCTTACGGGGCATGAACAATATGTCAACCGTTTATCTATTCCCTACATCACGCGTTCGGGGGTGGTTGACCTTCGATTCAGGTCGATGGACTTATCCGAACCGAAATATATGGGACTATCGGGTGCGACTACGCACCTCTATAACGTTGCGTCGATCTTCCGCGCAACCTCATATATTTCTGTATGCGAGGGTGAAATTGACACGATCACGTTGGATAATGTTTGCGGGATACCTGCGGTTGGTGTACCAGGAGTCAACAACTGGAAGAAACACTACAGTAGATTGCTAGCAGACTTTGATAAAGTTTTCCTATTTGCAGATGGAGACAATGCAGGTACGGAATTTGGCAAGTCACTCTCTCGAGAACTGGGGAATTTGGTTGTTGTACAGATGCCAGAGGGTGAAGATGTCAACTCTATGTACAGAATACACGGAGCAGATTACTTCAAACAAAAGATTGAGAGCGCACAATAATGTTAATGCCTAAAGACGGACACTTTATATGTGAGCAGTCTGACTGTGACTTCGGTACGTGTGACATCTTTGAATTCCTAGACCATTGTGGTATTGAGTACAGTTGGGGAGTTCGCTTGAACAAGCGTTACTCTTTCGACTTGTTTGAGTTCCTTTGCATACTCAATGAGATTATTGATGATGGAGATTTAGAGGGTGCTTACGACCACGTACAGAGTGCAACTCTGATGATGGTCAATGCTAGTGGTGATGACCTAGATGCATTCATCCACGAGGCTGTAGTACAATCGGAGATGTCATCTATCATGGATGGCATAGAGGGGCTGTTGAAAGAAAATGACTGAAAAAGCAGTGTCTAGCACTGACTTTAGCGATCCAACAAAGTTTGACCTAGATGTCTGGGAAACCTTTGATGAACTCGCTAACTTACTATTGAGCAAACATAAAGATTACGGTCCAAAGAATATTGCACTAGCACCAGGTGGTCCAATCAATGGGCTACGTGTACGCATGTGGGATAAGATGGCTCGTATTAATAACCTAGTAGATAACAAGCAAGATGGTCTTCATGAACCTTTAGAGGATTCATTCAAAGACCTTGCTAACTATGCACTCATCGGACTGATGGTGTTGAGAGGACAATGGCCCAACGAATGAAATACAAAGTACATTTAACTCAAAGAAATCGTGTCTCTACAGAGGTAGACGCTGACTCAAAAGAGAGTGCATACTGGAAAGTTATGGACATGTTAAAAACTCCAGAACAAGGAGAAGGTTATGATGTCTACATTATTGGACCATCTGACGTTAAGATAAAGGAAATGAAATGAGAAAGATATTCGGACCTTACAAAGGCAGTAAAGCCAATGGTGGACGTCCAATCTACGTCTTTAAGAGAAAGAAGAAAGATGGCACGGTGGTTACGACTTCTAGCAATAAGGCTAGAGTTGATTACGAAGAAGCCACAGGTAAGAAGTTACCACGTGGGACAGAAGTAGACCATAAGAACAACAAAGGTCGTGCTGGTGACGATAAGATTTCTAACCTTCGTGCGATCTCTAAGAAAAAGAATGTTGGTCTAGAGAATAAACGTCGCGCTAAAAAGACAACTAAGAAAGCGACAAAGAAGAAATGAAAAACATTGTTTGCATCTCCGATCTTCAAGTACCATATCACGATGTAGAAGCCACGAAGGCTGTGGCAAAGTTCATTCAATGGTATCAACCTGAGACTGTAGTGTCCTGTGGTGATGAAATGGATATGCAGACAATCTCGAAATGGAGTAAGGGAACTGAGTTAGAGTTTGAACGCTCTATCGGACGTGACCGTGACCTTACACGCCAATTACTGTATGACTTAACTGTTGAGCACATGGTGCGCAGTAATCATACAGATAGATTATTTAACACAGTTGCTATGAGAGCACCAGGACTTCTTGGACTTCCTGAATTACAATTAGAAAACTTTCTCGGTCTTGATGAACTTGAGATTAAATACCACAAAGATCCGTATGAACTAGCCCCTGGCTGGTTGCTTATGCATGGTGATGAAGGCAACGTACAACCTACTGCAGGTGCTACTGCATTGGGTCTAGCGAAGCGTTCAGGCATGAGTGTAGTCTGTGGTCACACGCACCGCATGGGTCTGCTACATCAGACTCAGACATATCGTGGTGGTAAGCCTAAGACTATCTGGGGTCTAGAACTTGGTAATCTTATGGATTACAAGAATGCAAAATATATCAAGGCAGGGTTGTTCACATGGCAACAAGGCTTTGGTATCCTGCATGTAGATGGCAAGAACGTTACACCACAGTTAGTTCCTATCATCAACAACTCATTTACAGTAGACGGGAAAGTATTCAAATGGTAAAGACAGTATACGTTAAACGTTTTAGTTTCTATTTCGGTGCATCATTAAATCTATTCGGCATTGGGTTTGATATTGGCAAGTATGGTATCAATCTTACTATAGGATTCTTTTGGTTCAGTATTGAATGGTAAACATAATTGATCCACTAAAGTACGAGAACATGGTAGGCTCTATTGCCTACGAATACTCGCGTAAGTTTCACATGTGTGATGCTGATGATATTCGTCAAGAACTATGGGTATGGTTCATGGAACACCCTAACAAGGTTAGTACATGGGAAGCCATAGACATTAAACAGTCTACCAAGTTGATTGCTCGCTCACTACGTAATGCTGCAAAGGATTACTGTCAACGTGAGAAGGCTCGTGCTGTGGGTTACAAAGTAGAAGATAATTATTACTATGACCGTGAGGTTGTTGAGTTATTATTGCCAGCAGTGTTGCGTAGAGACCTCAATGCACCTGCTATGACTGAACTAGGATTTACCAAGGCTAAGAAGGTTGCATCAGAGGGTGGCAATTGGTTTGCCATGATGGCTGATATTGATAAAGCCTTGACTCGTTTAACAAGAGAACAACTTACTATCGTCTACCTGCGCTTCGGCGATGGCTGTGATAATGTTACTCTAGCAAAAGAACTAGACATCTCTGAGGATGCTGCTCGAATGCGGGTAAACAGAGCAGTAAATAATCTATTGAATTTTCTTGGTGGATCTCGTCCACGCAAGGAACGTGACTATACGGAAGAGGAAGCAGATGAGCAGAAGAATGCAGATACTAGAAGTGACGGAGATTTACAAGACTCTGGACTCGACAGTGCAGGACAAGATTTGGATTGATGCACACACAGAAGCAGATATTAAACTTGTCACTGATGCTCGTGATGTCACACTCAACTTACTTTCACAGGTAAGTATTTTCATAGACTTGTTCCACCAGTATGTTGACCTTATTCAAGACAATGCAATCTTCACTCTCGAGTATGCGCAGAATAATCCAGACGACGGCGATGTCTATCCAACACAAACTTCTCCCGACCATGCTCCCGCTCAACCTCAAGGTGTAGACAACGCATGATTTGCGTACCTTGTCGAGCAGCAGGAACTGCTAATAGTGCTGGAGATTACAGTATAGCAATTACGCTTCATCAAGGTTGTACGAAATGTGAGTGCCAGCATAAGACTGGCGATAATTGGTATAAAAAACAGGCATTAAAAAACCCCCCTACGCGCGAAGCGTAAGGGGGCTGTACGATAATCGTACACTACATTGCTACCGATAGTATCATGCCTACAACGGCAAGCGTACCTATGCTAGTCCAAAGAATAAGCATGAGTTGCTCTCCGATACTTTCGGTAAAGTATTCATACTCGTCTTTATTCTTCATGGTTAGCGTTCCTATCGTGAAAGGCAGAGAAGGTGAAGGTGTTCACCATCTCAGTAGTTTCTATTCCTTGTTCATCTTGTATTTCATGACGCTCATACTTATCCAACCCAGCCCAGATACCATAAAGGTTTCTTAACTTAATTGAATAGTCATAGCACTCAAGCCTAGCAGGGCATGAAGCACATATTGTTCGTGCCCTGATGGCGTCAGGTGTACGTGTCCAGTTTCTTGTACCGCTTTTTTCCTGTGGAAACCATAAGTCTGGGTCATGGTCAGCACAGGCAGACGGATTAGTGAAACTAGGGTAATAATCACTCATGGGAAGCCCCCTGAACTGTACGATTATCGTACGGCACAGAGAACTTAGCCCATGCGCAAGTATTACAGTAGTAGCGCTCACTAACATCATGTGATACGACCATTAGGTCAATATCGCATGAGTAGCAATTACGCTCTATGTAGTGTTTGGTCATGTAGACCTTCCTCTAGTGGCAGTTGTCCTGCCAGTTGCTGATACTGCGTGGCTCGCAGCATTAGGGTTGCGTGTTCTTCTTTCTTTCCCTCACTTAATGCTCGTTCAGCATCATGAAGGAATAACTCGGCGCGTACGCCGTAATAGTACGGAGTTGGCTTACCCATGACGCACCTCGTTTGGTACATCATGATAAACAGCAACACCATGACTAGCAAGGAACTCGGCTACGATAGTAGCGACTTCAGCACATGGCTTTCCTCGCATTGGATATGGGTCTCCCGCTTCAGGTGAATACGTTAGACCTGCGCTGATAAGAGCGTTCATGATTTCACTTGTGTGTATCACCAGCCCCACCCACCTTTCTCCCAAGTTGTTGTAGGTGTACGATAATCGTACGCCTTGTTAGCACCTGAGTAACATAGACAGTCACTCACATAGGCACGACAGTCCCAGCATGACCCGCATTGTGGACAGAACTCGTTAAGCATGTCCTCAACAGGTAACACTAAGTCACAGACACCGCAGTCAATATAACTTTCCTCATCATCTTTGGCATAGAGTCCAAAGTCATGTGGACTAACTGTTTTCCATGTGTTGTAGCGTTCTAACTCGCATGAGTCATTAGACCACCACACACCTGATTCATCTACGTTACCTTTCTCCTCATGGATAAGGTAGCACTGGTACTTAGCGCGTGGGTCTACTGTGAGTACGCACACCTTAGAACCTGATGTGAAGTCCTCGATTAGATTTACTACCTGCTCGTTATCTAGTGACGGAACGCCACCGATAGCAGGAAGCAAGTCCTCAGCAAAGATACGCGTATCGCTACGAGTATCACCCTTTGGCTCATGGATAGGCAAGATGCCATTGTGCGCTAGATAGGTTTGGTCGTCACCACCAACCTTGAACGGATGGCAATTTTCGATAGTTGTTGCACCATGAGTAGCCCAACGAGCATGCCACATGGCGTAACCTTCAGGGTACTTCGCGCGCATTTCCAAGAAGCGGTTGATAGAAGTATCCGCGTTCATAGTGCGTTCAGCGTGGATACGATTCTCGTTAGGAATAACTATCGCAAAGCCAAAGCCATGCGGATTATTCAGAGCGCTGTTCTCTAACTTTGCTCGACTTGGTATTACATTTGGCGGAATTACACATAACATACACATTACATACCTGCTTTCTGTACGATTATCGTACGATTAGTCTTGCTGGGCTGGGTAATCACTATTGAACGATTCGTTCATAATGAGTGCTAGATTCGGATAGGTTTCAGCATGCTCAGCAACATAGCCTGTAAAGCGTAGCCATGTGAGAGCATTATTCTTGCCGTTGATAGGCAGGTCGCGAGTGTATTCTACCGAAGCAGTAACGAACTCAAGAGCAGAGAGTACACGTTCAGGTCTGAGTGAACCCTTAAATACTCGCACTTCTAGTGTCGCATCATTTTCGGTGTTGATAGCAGAGTACCTGCCATTTTCTTGAATACCTTCCTTGAGTTTACGCACCAGTTTGCCCTTATCTTGGAAGGTTGCGTAGTTGTTGTTACTACGACCAGCGATACGACCTACTTGTCGCTCGTTGTCGTAGATAAGTTTCATGAACCGCAACTCATGAGCCTGACGTTTCAGAATACGTTGGTCGTACGATAATCGTACATTGTCTACTGAAAAGGCTTCACGTGATACGTGAACATGAAGTCCACAGGTGCTTGTATTCCAAGACCTTAGACCTTGAATCTTTAACTTGTTCAGACCAGCCCAGTTAAAGTTGGTCTGATACTCCGTAAGAGTGTGCGGATGCGTGACTATCTCGAAGCCGTCATTGAGTGAGCCGTCATCCTTGAGATATACGTGAGCACCGAACAACTCTTGAGCCAACTCAGCACCTTCATAGCGTGAGTTACGAGATTCTACTTCTAACTCAAAGCCTAGATGATACTTTCCTTTTCCAAAGAAAGCAGGGCTAGGTCTGTAGGAATAACTGTGGATAGGTGAGTTTTCTCGGTAGCCGTCGTCGTCACCTTCATTAGAACAGTAGTGGTCGCCACCACTCCAGCACTCGTCACCACAGTCGTCACAGTCGAACGCGTTTTCCTCGATACAGGTAACGCAGTATCTTTCGCCCATATAGTAGCGTGTTTCGCTATCATGCCATTGGCTATCGCACGATTCACAATAACTGAAGTCACTTGCTCCGCGTTCATCTCTGTAAACAACGGCGCAAGGTTCGCATCTATTATCTCCATCCACTCTGGTGACGTCAATGAAGTCATTGTAGGCAACTCTCCAATCTGTTTGGTAAGGATTCATCCTGTTGTTAGTGGTGGCTATTACTCCGTCACAGTCATAGCAACCAGTTGTGCATCTGCGGTGTACGATAATCGTACGTATTGCTGTTCTGTCTGCGTTCATAACTTGTGCTTCTTCGAACTGGTATTGCCCAGTACCTTCCATGCGCTGGCATGCGTCACAGGTAGGCGTATCGGCAATAAATGGGTACTTCTCAGGAGATAGGCTAGGCAAGTCGTTAGCGGATAACAACAGGCTTTCACGCATCTCCTCAGGAATAGAGTTGTACTGAACTGAGCGTTGTATCATGGATGCCATACATCCTTCGCATCTTGTATGACCCTCATTGTAGTACGAGTGAGCGAAGATGTGTGAAGGGTTACAACATCTGTCACAGTCACCTATGCCGACATATCCCCAACCATATGAGTATGGGTTAATCATGAGTAGCACTTCCCAACTGTACGATAATCGTACATCTTGTCTAGACAGTCAAAGCAAAATTCATAGCGCAAGTTTGAGTCGTTGCTGGCAATAATCTCTCTGCTTCGCAACACCACGCTACACTCATTACATCTTGCCTTCATGACTAGCGACCAGCGTTAATCTGACGGCGTAACATAACGATACGCTTCTGTAGCCTTGCGTTAGCAAGAGCCGTTGTGATGACGAGTGTTACTGATGTGATTAGGGCTATCATAACTGCTAATAAGTCCCACGTTGTTAGGTACATTGTATTTCCAATCTGTACGATAATCGTACGGCTAGGTGTGGGCAGGATGTCCACTATCTAATAATAAGGGATGTGGCTGCCTAAGTCAAGCCCCCAACGGCAACGGCTACGGCTGTGCCCCTGCCCCCAACACAAACTAATAACGGCGACTACGGCTGAACTTACGACCCCGACACAAACTTTACCGACACAAACCAAACACAAACTTTTCGCGGCGCGCGGACATGCGAAAGCGCCCGACCCCCGAAGGAGTCGAGCGCCTCGCGTGTACGATTATCCTACGAGAGCCTTGCCCGCAGGGTGTGACGCCTTGACGCTTGATGAAATCGCCTTGACGAAACTTAGAAACTCGACCCATTGAGCCTCGTTAGTTGGTCGAATATCTTGCAAATCTTTCGCACCTAGAAAGAGCGCGATATATGCATCCATGTTGGCTAATGGCTCGGCGCTTGAAGCCTTGCGCCCTGCCTTCGCCTTCTCGCCTTGCTTCGGAGTCTTAGCGACCAAATCCGCGAAGGATGAAGCGTCCTCGATAGCCTTGCCGAAATCCTTGCCAAACTCACGCTTGGCTTGAATTGTTGCGTTAAGAACATCCTTCAGCGCCTTATCCTTGCCACCTGATAGAGCGCGAACCTGCTCGGCTTGTAAAAAGTATTGTGCGTGGCTTGCCTTGATAGTTGGCAGAGAACCTGCCTCGCTTGCTTCCTCGATAGTTGCCTTCAAGCCACGAACCGAGATAGTGCCAGCCTTCAACATGCCGAGCGCCTTCTCGAAAACGTTCACTTCACCAGAGAAGTTGAGTACCGCTTGAAAGTCTTTCACGAGAGAAACGTTCACAGCGTCTAGAGATGAAATTGCCTTGCCTGACTTGCTTGTGTTCTTAGTCATGATGTTTTTTCTTCCTAGTGCTTCGAGCGCCTTGCCCGATATCCACTAAGAGAATTATTGCATTTTCCCGCCCTAGAGTCAAATCCATTTCATTACGAGTCTTGAAGCGTACGATAATCGTACAGACCCAGCCCGCAGGGATACCCCTAAAAAGCCACAGGAAGCCCGTACAGACCCGAAGCCCGAAGCCCCGCGCAGATAGTCACCCCCAACACAAACCCACGCATATCCCCCAACACAAAAAAACGCGCGCTCGCTCCCTTCGGTCGCTCGCGGTAGACCCTCGCGGGTTATTAAATCACTCAAGCCATGATTAAAACCCGCCCGCCCTTCAGGCGGGATAGAAGACTAAAGGCAGAATGGTGCTCGTTCCTCGCACTCTTATCTGCCTAAAAACTTCGTGGTCGCATGGGCGACCCCAGTGCTTGTTATATCCGTCCCGGATAGTATTACACTATCGCGCAAAAATATTTTACCAGTATTTGCGCTCAGTGTGACCTATATGTCCGTTATGGTACTATAATATATGTGACTTCAGTCACATTCCTAATATAGTACCGTTCGGTTTTTGTATTTGAACGGGTTAGTATATATGTAACCTATAAACGAACGACTGGCACAGAGTGAGTTTATCTTACAGTGAGTAGATGGCTGAGACAGACGAACGATAGTAAGTCTGGCTTGAAGCCAGCCTACGAACCACGGGGGTAGCGAGCGCGCTTTTAGCGCGAGCGAAGGGGGATAATAACCCCCGATTTGCTAGAATTAATAGGGGGAGTTATAATGGCTGCTAATAGCGGCAAGGAGCATCACAATGTGATTGCCCTGCGAGAAGCCAAGGCTAAAGTGCTAGAGTTTATTAAGCAGGGACTATCCCTAGATGATGCCATAGCCAGGGCAGATCGCAAGCCAGATGTCATGAAAGACTGGCGCAAGGACGAAGCCTTTATGAAGGCTCTGGACAAAGCACGTGGCGAAGGCGAGAAGGTTCTCTCCATAGTCACAGGAGATGCCAAGTTTAAGATAGGCTTTGAGGAGTTCTCGAAAGAGTTCCTTGACAGCCCGATCTTCCCTCATCACCGTTCCTGGATTGACATCATTGAGAACCGTGAGCCATCCTACATGCATGACTCGATGGTCTATGAGCCTGCCAGCCCTAAGCGCTTGCTACTCAACGTTCCTCCTGAGCATGCCAAGTCTACCGTCATCACAGTCAACTACTGTGTCTATCGGATAGCCATGGATCCGAATATTAAGATTACGATTGTCTCCAAAACGCAGGAACGCGCCAAGGAGTATCTCTACTCAATCAAACAGCGACTGTCTCATGAGCGCTGGGCTAAGATGCAATCCGTCTACGGATCCTCTGGCGGTTGGAAAGAAGATGCAGATACCTGGAAGGCTGATCGAATCTATCTCAGCCGTGACTCCACCGAAAAGGATCCGACTGTTCAGGCACTCGGTGTCGGAGGTCAGATTACTGGTGCACGTTCTAACCTGATTATCCTAGATGACGTAGTTACTACCTCAAACGCACATGAGTGGGAGAAGCAACTTCTCTGGCTCCAGCGAGATGTAGTCACAAGACTTGGTGATAACGGCAAACTACTTATCGTAGGAACCCGTATCGCTGCAAATGATTTATACCGTGAGATTAGAAATCCTGACCACTGGACGGGTGGCAGGACTCCTTTTACGTACATGGCTATGCCTGCAGTACTTGAGGTAAATGATGACCCTGAGAAATGGGTTACTCTTTGGCCGAAAGCAAACATACCATGGGAGGGCTCTGATGAAAATATCCTTCCCGATGAAGACGGTCTATATCCTAAATGGAACGGACCCGCACTTTTTCGCAGACGCTCAGAAGTATCTCCTTCTGCTTGGGCACTTGTATACCAACAGCAAGATGTCCAAGAGGATTCTATATTTCCGCCTTCATGTGTCCAAGGTTCAGTCAACAGGATGCGAAAACGCGGACCTCTAAAGCCTGGTACTCCTGGTCATCCCAGTGAGAAAGGTCAGTGGTACACCATCATGGGCTTAGACCCAGCGATGACTGGTAATACCGCTGCTGTTATTATGACGGTTGACCGTCAGACAAGAAAACGATACATCCTAGATGTAGAGAATATGCAAGAACCTACTCCACAAAAGATTCAGAATCTTATTGAGGACTGGGTTGAGAAGTATCGTCCACAAGAACTACGTATTGAAACTAACGCTCATCAGAAAGCATACGCTTTAGATGATGTGCTCAGATCCTTCCTTGCCTCTTCTGGCGTGAAGTTCTCTAGTCAGTTCACTGGTAGGAACAAGTGGGATACAAGTTTTGGTGTAGCCGCTATGTCTGGTCTCTTTGGGACTATGCGTGGCAATACACATCAAAATGATAACTTAATCGAGATGCCCTCTCAGGATGGCTCCGAAGGTATCAAGGCTTTGATCCAACAGTTAATTACTTGGAAGCCTGATACTAAAGGCAAGACAGACTGCGTGATGGCTTTGTGGTTCTGTGAACTAAGAGCACGTGAAGTCATTGGTACTACCCGTATGGGTCAGAGCCACTTGCCTAACAAATGGGCAACTGAAAGACAAATGAATACTCGATATATAGTTAATCTTAATGATTACGAATTAGGCGAACAGGAATAAAATGGCAGATATTAAGGCTATCGCACAGCGTGTAGATGCCATGAAGCATCGCGCTGCAGATCGCGATAACAGCATGGCTAAGATTCTCATGGTGCGTAAAGGTGAGATGGCAAACGTCTTTCCTGATATGTTCCCTTCTGATTTGCCACACGCAATGGTTGCAAACTTCATTGACGTCGCAGCGCGCGACCTAGCAGAAGTACTTGCCCCACTGCCATCAATTAACTGTTCTACTACAAATGTAACATCAGATGGAGCACGTGCCTTTGCTGATAAGCGAAGCATGATTGCAAACAACTATGTCTACACATCTCGTCTACAGACTCAGATGTACCCAGGTGCAGACCAGTACTTCTCATACGGATTCTTACCAATCCACATTGAGCCAGACTGGGAAAACGATATGCCACGTATTCGCGTGGAAGATCCTACTGGTGCATATTATGAGCGTGACCGTTTTGGTCGTGTTGTAGCATACGCTAAGCGTTATACAAAATCAATCGGTGAACTAGCAAACGAGTTCCCTGAACACGCAAATGTAATCCTAGGCGTATTTGGATATGAGCAGAATCTTAACCAAGAAGTTGAACTTATCCGCTATATGGATAAAAAGAATATTATCTTGTATGTTCCTTCACGTAGAAACCTAGTCCTAAGTCAAGCAAAGAACCCAATGGGTAAGATGACAGTTCTTATTGCAGAACGTCCATCTATTGATGGTCAGCCACGTGGACAGTTTGATGATGTTGTATTTGTTCAACTTGCTCGTGCACGTTTTGCAAACTTAGCCATGGAAGCGGCTGAAAAGTCGATCCAGGCTCCGTTGGTTGTACCTGATGATGTTCTGGATATGCCTATGGGCCCAGATGCAATCATTCGTACAAGTCAACCTAATGGCGTTGGGCGTGTCCGTTTGGACATTCCCGCTGCTACTTTCCAGGAGCAATCAGCACTCCAATCAGAATTAAGACTTGGTGCTCGATATCCTGAAGGTAGAACTGGAAACATTGACGCTAGTGTTATCACTGGTCAAGGTGTCCAGGCATTACTTGGTGCATTTGATTCTCAGATCAAGGCTGGTCAAACAGTTATTGCTGAGGTTCTAGAAGATGTTATCAAGTTATGTTTTGAAATGGATGAACTCCTTTTCAATGTTAAGAAGAGCGTCAGAGGCGTAGCGCAAGGCACACCGTACGAGTTAAAGTACATGCCAAGCAAGGACATTAAGGGCGATACTTCGGTAGAAGTCCGATATGGCTTGATGGCTGGATTAGATCCTTCGCGTGCTCTGATCTTCTCACTACAAGCACTAGGTGCAGACCTAGTATCAAAAGACTTCATTCGTCGTGAATTACCTTGGGCTGTTAATGTCACAATGGAAGAACAACGAATTGAAATCGAAAAGATGCGAGAGAACCTTACTGCAGCAATTACTGCAAGCGCACAAGCAATTCCTGCTATGGCAGCGCAAGGTCAAGACCCATCTAAACTCATCCAGAATATTGCTGACGTCATTGAGCGTCGTCGTAAAGGGGATAGTATCGAGTCTGCTGCGTTGGCAGTGTTTAAGGTGGAAACACCTGAACAGCCAGCACAGCCAGAAGTGGCTCCGCCAGGCGCACAAGGACCAGTTGAACAAGCGCCCCCGTCCCCAGCAGTTCCTGGACAACCTTCTGGCGGGGCCCCTCAACAAGCAGCACCAGTAGATTTAGCAACAATGTTAGCAGGACTAGGGGGATAAATCATGGCAACACGTAAACAACAACCTGCAAAGGTAAAGACTGTTGCTGATGAAAATTATTCTAAGTTAGATCAATACGCAATTGAACTACATGAATTTTATAAATCATTACGTAGAGCAGGCTTTACTAGTGATAATGCTCTTTGGTTATTATCAGCCAAACAGTCATTCCCTGATTGGTTACAAGAAAAACCAACTAAAAGAGATATCTTACAACATTTAGAAGATGAGGACGAAGACTAATGGCTGTTAATGAAGTAGTTTCAGGCATGGGTGCTGGCGCAAAGCGTACAGATAAAAACGTCTCATCTCGTGTAGCAAAAATTCAAAGAGAAGCAAACGTACAGAATGCAAGCGGTGGTGCCTATGGCAACCGTGCAGACTTAACAAGTATTGCTAGTGGTGCATCTACGACTGTATCTAGTCCTATGCCTACTGGTATGCCTACAGGCGCCCTTAGGTCAGCACCACGTTCTGTAAATGCATTTGCTCCTGGTACAGGAGATGTTAATCCATTATCTGATGGTTCTAGACTTGGACCTGGACGTGACGCTAGCGCACAACCAATTCCTGTAAATACACCTAACCCTGATTCTATCTTTGTTCGTGCTTTAGCAGCATCAAACCCTGAGTCTCGTCAATTGATGATGATGGTAGAAGCATACAACGAGATGGAAGCCGATTAATGGCGGACATTAAAGACATTATTGCCAACTCCATTGCAACTCGTAAGACTCCTGCACAACGTCTTATTGATGCACAGATGGGTAGCATAACTCCAGAGACTTTTGGTAACTTTAACGCTATTTCAAACAAGTACCCTGGCATGTCAAAAGACTTAGTTATAGCAATGGTTCGCCAAGGCTACGATGTTAATACTCCTGGTCTTGGCAAAATTACATCAATGGACGGGCTTGCAGCACTTAAGACTGATGCATTTACTGTTGATAAAATCAAGAAAAAGGTTGAACCTAAGCGCGGTATTCTTGGCTCTGTACAGAATGCATTCGATGAGATTGTTTATGACCCATTTAAAGGTGCTACCCGTTTAACTTTTGCTGCCTTGCGCTCTCCATATGACGCTCTTACAACAACAGCACGTAATATAACAGCATTAAGTCGTGGTGAAGATATTAGCGCTGGTGATATTATCAGTGGTTTAGGTGTAGCCAGCGAAAGCACTTTACTTGGTCAAGTCATACGTGGTGGAGCATCTGTTACTGGTGGTCTTAAAGGACAAGGTGAAGGATTCTTTATCACACCTCAAAGCAAGGTTGGTAAAGCACAGGCTCGTTCAATGGCTGAGTATGGACTTATCAATGGTAAATCATACACTATAGGTCGTGGAGTATTCAGCGGCATAGGAATGAATCCTGAAAGTAGCGCTTATCGCACAATGAGCGGTATACTTGATGCAACACTTAACGTTGCTACTGATCCATCAACTTGGTTTGGACCTGGTGCTGTAACAAAGATTATAGGTCAGGGTAAGCAAGTTACTAAATTTACCAATGAACTTGAGGGTTTAACTAAGTCCAGCACAAAAAGAATTAACGATGAGAATATTGCTGAACTTGAAAAAACTGGAGAGATTCTAGTTGATAAGCAGAATAAAAAGATTTCTAGTGAGTTTAAGCGTTATGCAACTAAAGTTAATAAAAAACAAAGAGATATTATTGCTGCTGAGAAAAAAGTAATTGATCCTCAAATTAAAACCGTTGAAACACTTCTTAATTCTGAGGCAAAATATTTTGCTCTTGAGGCTGCAGACGATACAGTTAAACAAACATTATCACCAAATGGTATTGCTAACTGGTTTATTAATAATCCCAAGACTCAAACAGGTGAATTAAGCCAAGCGGTTGATCGTCTTGGTGCAGATATGAAGAATACTGGTGGATTCTTTGATGGTCACGCTATTCTTGATGAAATTCCTCAGTATGGTGTGGTAAGCGCTGGAGCACACGGGGCAGATGAATATGCAGTAACTGCCAACTCCACTGAAAAATTAAATCTTCTTGATATGTCTGATACATTTGTTAACGCATCAGATGAAGTTCGTCTTAAAGAAAGCGCTAATCGTCAAAAACTTGCAGATGAACTAGATAAACTAGGCAAGAATGTAAGCGAACCAGAATTTAGAGTATACAACCAACTATCTACTAATATACGTGATGAAGTATCAAATCTAGATGGTTTTGTCGGCTCTCTATTTGGCGTAGGTGACGAATTAGTTGCTGGCAAAAGCCTAGGAACTCTTATTGGTGAAGTTGCACTTGTAAATAATCCTATTGTCATGAGCAAAATTGCTAGCCTAGTCGAAGATATATGGAAAGTTGACGGTTTCACAAACATCCGTTCTATTTACGGTGAGACTGGTGGAGTTGTAATTACTAATGGTAATAAAATTGCAGCCACACGTGCTGAAATTGGTAATGCAGCAGCGGAAATTCTTGATCCATCTGACTTAGGTCCAAACATGGCTAAGTTAATGCAGTCGCTTTCCGATTCCAAGGCTAATCTTGCTGCTCGTCGGAATGAATTAGATGATCTTATCACTAAGCAAATTGAACTAGAAGATAGAGAAAACTGGTTTAGATTAGTTCAGGAAAAAGCAAACCAAGATCCAGAGATTCTTAAGGAACTTATTCAGGATCCAGATAATGTTGGTATTAAAAATCTTCTTGAACTTGAACTTGAAATTGCCAATAACAATGTCCTTAAAGAAGCACTACGATCTAAGGTTGGTTTAACTGACAACTTTATGGGTAATATTGGTACTGACTTTTCTAAGCCATTAAAGTTCCTTCTTGGTCGTCAATTTGAGCCTATCGCTGAATTGATTGCAAAAGAGACTGATAAAGTTCGTCTTAGACGTTTATTTAATCGTAAGTTAGATGATAACTTAATTTCAGAACTTGCAGATGCAACTAATAAGGACGAAGTATTTAAGGCATTCCTTAATCAATTTGCACCAGGTGCAGATCCTCTTGCCGTAAAGCAGGGTCTATCAACAGGCGTAAAGATTGCAACTAATCCTGTTGCTCGTATGGTTCCTGGCGTTAATATGGATGCCATTAAGTATGCTGAAAACATCAACAAGGCATTTGGTCGATTCTATATTCGTTCAACAGCATTAAACCTAAATGATTTGACTGGTCTTAATAATGGTGTAGAAGACTGGATTAGTTCTGCTGGATTAAGACGTATTCTCCCAAAGGGCGTTCAAGAAACAATTATTGCCGATACACAACGAGCCATTTTTGCTGCTACTACAAACGCTGAACGTGCTGCTGCTGTATCTAATGGAATTGATAACCTTATTGGAGAAATTGGTAAAACGCTATCAATTACACCAGAAAATATTATAAAACTTAAAGAACTTACTAAACTTAAAGGTTCAGATGACGTTGTATTTAAAAACTATTCTTTAGATAATGTTATTGGGAACAAAGGCGCTGGTCTTATTGTTGCTGGTGGTAAATCTGTTCGCCTTGAAAAAGGTATTTACGAAGCACAATTAGTTAGAGATGTCATCAATCTTCCAGATACACGCGCTATTAACCAAGCGGTAATTGGATACAGAACTAATCTTCCGTTTTATGGTAGCGCCAAGTCTTTCAAAGTTTTTTCTGAAGAACTTGGAGACCTATGGCGTACAGCACAGTTAGTATTCCGTGTATCTTACATATTGCGCAACGTTGCAGAAATGCAGATGCGCCAATTCTTCTCTGGACATAACAGTTTATTTAATAGTCCTATTGGATTCATCTCAATGATGATTGCAAATCCAGAGGGTAATGCTTTCCAGAAGGCTCTTGTTGGTCGTTCTAGATATAGCGTAAATGCACTTGGTGATTTAATGAAATCAACAGATGCAGAAGTTGCATTTTCTCAATCAATAATTTCACGTGACGCAATCACTAATCGTGTATCATCTACTGCAGATTATGGTAAAGCAGGACGTAGTTTAAGTGTATTTAAAGCATATGAAGTAGTTGAACCAGGTCATCCTGAATATTTAAAGTCATTATCTTATACTATTAATCAATTCTCAGGAGATAGATTTGCATCTGATGTCATAGCAGTTCTAAAAAGAGGAACTCCTGAGGCTAAAGCAGAGTATGTTGATAACCTAATCAATACATTTGATGAGCCAAACAATAAACTTCGTGCTTTTGCATCTGCTATTTATGACGATAATGATGGCATGCGCGAGATTTTACTCCTTAACCCAGGCAAAGAAACTGGTGCTGGAGTAGTAAAAGAGAACATGAACCGAGAGAATATCTTAACTTGGTTATTCGATGAAACACAGCCAGACAGTTATGCTGGTCAATTAAACCTTATTGCAGGACAAGGTGCTCAAAGAAGCATAGCATTAGATTTAATTCAAAATGGTGAAGCACTTGTTACAACCAGCAGCGGTAAAGTTATTAAATTAAGAACACCTTATCGTCAAAAAGGTCTAACAACCGAACAGGTTCTTGCTGCGGAAAAAGTATTTACTAAGCAAGTTGCCTCTATATTTAAGCCAGAACAGATGGCTGGTTCTAGAGCAACCAATGTTGTTGAAACATTAAGAGGTGAGGGTGTATCCAGCCAAGGAAGAGCATTTGTAGATTCATTCTTTAACGCTGCAGCGTTTGTAGAAAGCAAGACTAATTTTGGTCCTGAATTTGATGCTGCATATTGGGACTTTATTGCAGGGTACGCAGACATGCTACCAACTGCAGAATTAAAAACTTTACAAAGAAACGCTCAAAAAGCATTTGCTCCTAATTTAATTGGTGGTCGTAAGATCCTTGGTCGTAAACCAGGAGGACTTCGTACTATTGAGTCAGCACTTAAAAAGCGTCTTAATAATCCTGATTATGTTCATAAGGGTGGGGCAACACTTAAAACTCTTGACTCAATGGCAGCACAAGATGCAACTAACTATGTTAAGAATCTATTCTACGATGCAGCAAGGCAGAAGCAGTGGGCTAATGCTGCTCGTCTAGTAGCACCGTTTGCTCAGGCACAGTATAACACTATTGGAAAATGGGCAGAACTTACTTGGTCTAATCCGCGTCCAGTTTACAGATTTGGTAAAGCATTTGATTCCCTTACTAAAGAGGGTACAAATGTAATCTATGATGTTGCTGGAATGACATATGATGACAACCAAGGCTTCTTATATCGTGATGAGAACTCACAGGATCTAAAGTTTAAAATGCCACTTGCTGGCAGTTTTATAGGTGCTCTTGCTGGTCGTAACATTGATATGCGTAACGCTTTACAGATAGAATCACCTGTACAGTCTCTTAACCTTGCATTTGGTGCTGTAAGCCCACTTGTTCCAGGCTTCGGACCTGCAGCAGTTCTTGCTTACGCAGTATCTGGTAGAACAAATACATTTGGTCCCGTTGATGATATTGTACGAGATATCATAACACCATTTGGTGAGCCTAAGACATTAAACGATCTTGTATTTCCTTCATGGTTAAAGAAGTCAACAACAGCACTCTTTAGTAACGATGCTACAACTCAACGTGGTGTTAAGGACTGGGCATCTTACCTAGCCTCTACTGGCAAGTATGGAGATAATCCACTTGCTAGTGATGCTGAACGTAATCGACTATTCAGTGATGCAGAAGGTATTTCTAGATGGGTAAATGTTTTGGGTGGTCTATTCCAGAGTATATCTCCATCAACACCAATGAATGAAATTCTTGTTAAGATTAAGAATCCTGAAAACAAGATGAACTTTATGACTATGACAATGCTTTATGATAACTGGGACAAGATCCAAAAGAAACATCCTGGAGATTATAACGCTGCTGTAGTTAAGTTTGCAGATATGTTTGGTAT